AGCCGGTAGTCATGACTATATTACTGGGCGCAACTTCAGCTTCTCTCAATACGTAAATAGGCTGGTTTTTCATTTATTAAAAGTATATGGTGGGCCCCCCGTGAGTCGAACACGGCACCAACGGATTATGAGTCCGCTGCTCTAACCAACATGAGCTAGAGGCCCTATAGAGTTATTATATACTAATCAGGAATTAATGTCAAACATTATCTGCGAGCACGTGGTGCAGATATTGTAGGTGCGGCGGGAGCCGGTTTTGACCGAGTTGGTTTAAGTCCGGTCACTCCGTGTGTAGCAACTGCCACTGATGACGGATCTCTGACTTTCGATTGTTTTGATTTGGCTGTTGGTAGAATGCCTGCTGCTTGTCCTGCAGCCTTAAGTGCTCCTGCACTTAATGTAACTTTCATACAGTTACCCTGTGTGTCTGTCCAACTTGGAAAGCTCACACCAAGTTGGTCAGATATTGCAGCAACATCATCGCCACTATTCACATATAAAAATCCAGTGACTGCACTATCCATAATTATAATACCGTCAAAATCTTTATCAGCTTTATATACGTCAAAACTAGTGTTAAGCATTTGTTTTTTTAATTCTGTGCCATTAATGACACCGTTTGGTCCAACAATTTTATTAACCATTGAATTGACATTTACACTAGGGTAATGCATTTCCAACATTGCTTTTAGTGCTAGCTTTACTTTTTTGCTGTCATTGCCAAAAAAAGCACTAAATGCCGACATGTTTAATTTAGGATTAAAAATTTCTGCAATTTGGCTATTATCCGTTGGAATCTCTGCTTCGGGGTCAATCTGTTTTATTATAGGTGCATATTCTCTGGAAAAACGTCCCACCAATGCTTGACTGCCGGCTGGACCAAGTCTTCCGTTTTGGCCGGCTTTTAATTCAATTTTAGTCCCATCAATATCCAAATCCCCCGGAGCCCCACGACGATTTACTCCCGGGCTAATAATGTCTAACATATATTCGCCTTTACCCACATCGCCTTTTTCGCCTATTTTTCCAGAAATTTTTTCAAAAATATCAACTTTGATAGCATCAAAAGTTTTTCTATATTCACTGTCTATCAATTCTGCATAGCTATGCAATTTACGTGGAGTTAATAATTTCCGTTCGTCTAATATTCCGTCTGTACTCAGCTTTTTTAAAAACTTTTTAATTTCAGCATCGGTTAAATTTGCATTGGCTAATGCTTCTAAGAAAACATTACTAACAATGCCTTTATAATTACGCAATGTTGTAAATTTTTCTACATCTTTTTTGATACCGTACTTGTTGGTAAATTTTAAAATATCCGTTAAGTCTTGTTCATCTGGTATTTTTTCAACCCGTTTGGAGATTGCAGAACGTAATTTTTCCGGATCTTCTTCCACTATATTAATAAATTTACGAATATCGTTAGTCATAGTAGTGTATTTATTAGAAATTTTAATATCGGTTTAGATATTGCAACGCAACATAAATACTAGTAGAAACACTAATAGTAGAAACACTGATAAAGGAACAAAATGAACTTTTTAAAATGGATCAAAAGTCTTTTTAAAGAAACGTCTTACCAAGACAACGTAGAATCTTATATTTTAAGTAAACAACCTAAAAGTGCAGCCGAAATAGAACTTTGGATTAGGCACTATAACTATCAAACTGCTAGGAGAAATTTTATATGAAAATTACAATCAAAATCTGGAATTTTTTACTGCTTGCCCTTCAGCCACAAACCAAAATTCTGCACGTTTTTCGTGACGTTGCATACTTAAACAAGTCTTAGGTGCCACAGTGAGTTCTTTAAGTTTTACTCCTGGGCCGCAAGTGTGCAGAATCCGGTAATACCCCCATGCGCGAGATGTCTTAGGTGCCTTCCATTCTTCTAATATCCAACTAGACGAATTACGTTTATCTTCACCCCCGATACCAAAAACAAATTCCAAATTGGCATCTTCGAAAGCCATCTCTGGTATATTATCTTTAGTACGATCGCCCCCATTAGCAAAAATGATTTTTGCATCGGGATATGCTTCCCTAACTCTCTTAATTGCATCTATACTAGATCCGTCATCATCGTAAAATTCGTAGACAAAATCCACCATTTTAAGATTATCGATGATTGTAGCACGTTCATGCCATGGCATAAATGCCCTGCTTTTTTTGCGTTCTAACCATTTGTCGCTGTTAACGCCAACAATTAGAATATCTCCTAACTGTTTGGCTGCGTTAAAATAGGCAATGTGCCCTGAATGTATGGGGTCGAATCCACCTGTTACTAGTACAATTTTCATACAACTACTTATAAAGTAATGTCTTCCATGCCCGCAGTTCTGAGTCTACTTACATGGCCTATCATAAAGTTTTTACTTTCCAAGCCTTTCATAAGTCCTAGCCATTTATTACGGACTAAGGCAACTTCGTTAATTATTGTTTCAAAGTCAATTACTTCATCTTCACCATCAACATACTTTTCAGCATCCCTGCTCGTTAGTGCTCGAGGATAATTTTCTAAATATTTTTGAAAATGCCGTTTACGTATCTTACGCAACTGAATATTTAAATAATTAAGAATGGCTTCAATCTCTTGTAACTGATTAAAACGAAGTTCGGTTATACCCGGCAAGGATGCAATATTTTTTTCTAAATGACCTTTGATAGTGCAATCAAACTTAGCATCTGCTAATTCATTTTCATAGTAAATTATGAACGCAGGTATATTACCCAGATCCTGAACAACTTGATTATACCACATTACTCGTTAATCCATTTAATAAAAGATTTTGGAAATATATCCAATGATAAATTTCTTCTCTTTGCAAACTCTTTAATAAAATTTGTTAGTTCTATTTTTTGATCTATTGTATAATCTTGAGGCACAGTTTCGAATAACGATTTAAGTCTTTCTTTATAAATCGACAACGACTCCAACACACGATGTTTACTTTCACTGTCTAACACATTGGGAGATAAAAACGTTGGGTGCAAGCACAACTGAAAACTTATATCATAATCTTGATAATTTTCTATAAAATCAGCTAATCCAAAAATTGTAGTATTGCTCATAGTTGCATTAAACTTTAATGGTATGCTTGACTCTTTAAGAATTTCTAAATTTTTACAAAATTGATGGTATGTGTGTCCAAATCTATTAAATTCATATAACTCATTTATATTTTCTGCACTAATAACTATACAAACATTTGGGATCGATTTAATTTTTTCTATTTCCGACGATAGTCGTTTTGAATTAACACCTAACCCTGTCCATATTTCTATGGTCGTAGTGGCATTTAGATTTTTAATTAAATTAAATAGATTTAAATATAAAAAAGGTTCTCCGCCCGTAATAATAATTTTATCATAATTTAATAATGTTACCTCGTTTAATAGTAACGATCTGGTAGGAGCATTTTCTAATTCTTTCTGACTCATTTTAAAAATTACCCGATCTCGGGTAGTCATCTGATACCTATTAACATCTGATGATACGTTATAACTACCATTTTTTACGATGTCCTGTGCCCAAGAGCTACTAAATTGTTTAGAACAATAAGAACAAGTAAGATTACAGTCGGAACTTACAATAAAATGTAACACCGACGGAGTCGAGTATAAATCTGTGTGAGTTTTTAAATTTGATTCCAAACTTAGCCGGCGGCTTGTAATGCCAGCATCTTCTGCCTTCCAGCAAACATCACAATTGGGTACTCTTTTGTCCTCTAGAAATAATTCCCTATCACGGATCAGCGACGGGGTATTAAATAGTTTTCCTGGGTTATCTTTAATCCAGTTTTTATCAATTTGTTCTTCAGTTGCAGTACAGCAACTCGCGGTAGTTTGTTTTTCTAAGTCAACAGTCAACCACCAAAATTTCTGAGAACAATAGTTATTCATTCATTCCTCATCATCCTCTTCGTCATCCAATGAATTACCAGCATATTCATCATAACTACGCTTAGTATAACTGTCGATCCCACTAAATTCTTTAAGTTCTATATCGCCCAATAAATCAACTAATATGCTCATTAGATTATCACTGGCTTCTTGCCTGTCCTTTTGAGGTATATATTGTTTAAGTGTCGAATAAACTTCGCCTAATAACTCTGTATCAATTGTCATTCTTCAATTTCCTGTTCATCATTAACAGACAATTTTTGATGGGGATTCTTAATATAATCCGCCATTACGTTATCTAAGCTATTATTTTCGTTTCGCTCCCATGCTTTGCGAAATTGCTTAATAACTGTACCGTCTGCTAGAGTGTATTTAAGACTATTGCCTTCTTTCGACAATAAACCTTTAGCTTCAAACATATCAACCAAACCACTGTAAGGGTTCATACCAGTTTCGTAAGGAATTTTTACCTGAACACTTTCAAATGGCTTGGCATAACGAGTTTTCATAATCTTGCAGCTAGCACGAATACCTTTAACTTCGCTGATTTTGTTACCATCCTCATCCTCTTTGAGCTTGAGTTTACGCATAGCGACAACAACAGAGCTTGCATAGATAAAGCCTTGACCACCACTAATTTTATCGTCTGGATCAAACATGTCTTGACTTGCGTAGGTGTGGTTTGTTGCCACCAGACCCAAGTTTAAATCACCAAACATGTTTACACAGTTACGCACTAACGCGGTTAGGGCTTTGGGTTTACGTCCCATGTCACCTTTCATATCGCCTGCTTGGAACTGATTAACGTCTGTTGGCGTTAAAAGCATACCCAGTGAATCTAGTACAAACAAAACTTTAGGTCTTTCTGCTTCTGGCAGTGTTTTATACTCTTTAACGAATTCGCTGATCATTTTGGCAACGTCATCAATCATTGCCATGTTCAGTTTTAATAGCTTATCTTCAGATGTATCAACATCCAGGGCGTGTAGCCATGCTTCATCCAGTGCATTTTCAGTGTCAATTAAGATAACATAAATGCCTTGTTGTTGGGCATTTTTAACAAGATTGCCTGAGCAAATAAAACTTTTACCTGCTCCAGACTCTCCTGCAAATACAGTGACCTTGCCCATGGGGATTCCTTTATTAAAGTCCCCGCTGATAAGATAATTTAGTGCATAGTTGTTAGTAGAGATCCATGTGTCTGGATCTCTGAATCCTACGCTAATACCGTCGATACTTTTAGTGATGCTTTTTCTAAATTTTGATAAATCAAATGGTTTATTTGCCACAATTAGTCCTTAATTAAAATATTTTTTATATGTTTGTGTTCTTGAATTTTACTATAAACATCGGCCGGGTTGTCAACCGAGCCCAAAGGAATACGACCATGTCCTAATGTTTTATCATAAGGATCGAACTTATTCGATTTAATCCATTCTACATATTTTAAATCTTTAAAAAAATCAACTTCACTTAACATAAGAGATGCTTCTCCGCTGTAATAGTGTAAATTTTTAAAATTTGAATATTCGACGGATAAATTATCTTCGTACAAATCTAAAAATTCTTTTCCAAGTTCAACATAATGTAAACATAACGTGCCGGGTGGAAATTTAAAATCAAAATATTCGTAGTCTGATTTTTCCAACGGAAGTCGTCGATATTGATCTTTATTAAAACTCAAATAAAGACTGGGAATCACTTTTTGTTTTTTTTCAATTCTATGAACAAAATAATTCAGATTGCGTATAGCTTCTTTGAGCTCTGGCTTTGCAATACTAAACAGTTTGGTGGGTTTACCAAACTCTCCACTTAACTGTTCAAATTTTAAATGCAGGTAATTGAAATATTCTTGTGGTTGAGAGACAAAATCTGTACGAATTTCAATGAAATTTTTCAAATACTTATTAATAGTGACACAAGCACTTCTTAAAATTTGCTCAGCTTCACTTAAAGTCAGTAAACCCGAAAACGCTTCTTGTTGGTTGATATTACAATTGTCCAGGCACCAACGAAATTCATTCAGCCATTTACGGACAAAGTTGTTGTCGTTGAGTGAGATGTCAAAAGACGCCTCTCCTGAGGCGCCTAGTACAACTGTAAGTTTCATTACTTTTGACGATTACGAATCATTGCCAAAATATCTTCTGCACGTTGACTAGCAGGTTTAGCTGCTGCTACTGGTGCAGTGACTTCTGGCTCGTCTACTTCAAATGGAGGATCGTCATGTGTTGCCGCAGGTACTGGACGAGACACTGCTACAGGTTTTGCCGCAGGGGTGGTGTCATCGGACTTGTTGCCAGCAGCCACAGCCATGCCGGCCGGTTTGTAATAAGCACTCCACTTGTCTGCATCAAATGGTTCACCGTTTACACTGGCTTCGAACATTTCTTTAATGATCTTCAACTCAACGTCACTGGGCTTTTTAGGCAAAAAGTCTGCCAGATTATATAATCCAAACTTCTCAACTGCTTCAAGTTCGGCTTGAGTCAATGCACTTTCTTTACGAGCCCAAGTACTAGTATTATAATCGGCGTATCCGCCTTTACTAGTTTTCTTAATGTTAAAATCCAAGCCGCCTTCGTAGTCGGTGGGTAGATTTTCCAATTCTGGATCCATGAGTGCATTTTTTACCAGATTAAAAATCTGAGGGCTAATAATAAAACGACGGATCGGATTGTCAGTTGGCTTGTCATCGCTCAGCGGATTATCGCGAACAAAACCTTGGAATAGATAAGATTTTTTCTTCCAATATTTACGACCCATTTCTTCAAGACTCTTGTCCTTGAACCATGTACGTACTTCTGCCAAGATTGGGCAAGCTTCGCCCCACATTTCTACGCAAGGTACTTGCACAAAAGTGGGCTTGCTGTCTACCTGACCTTTAATGCCTGCAAAAGGCAGTTTAATCATTAGTCGTTCGACCCAGAAAAAAGTGTTTTTAGTGTTTGCGTCTGGAAGGAATCGTACACGAGCTGTAGTGCCTTCTGGGATGTTCCAATGAGCGTAAATGCCATTGTCTCCGCCTGATTGGCCGCCTTGGCCTTTGCTCTCTTGCGCTTGTAATTTTGCGCGAATTTCTGCTAAAGATGTTGCCATAATGTTCTCCTATGTAATTTAAGATGGTCTTTGTTGTGCTTAGATATACACTGCACCGTTGCAGTATATAACATTTGTATTTAGTCTGTCAAGACAAAAGATTAAAAATTTGTTTAGCACAATTAAAGTATAACTGTGCCAGAGATAGAACTCAAGTTATTTGGTAATACCAGCTAACTGTTTGAGAAGATTGGTTTCTAGTTCTTCCATTACACCATTGCTGTAGCTACCAATTTCTCTATCAGCAGTGGTACTTCCGTAGCTGCCGTACCCATATTCATAAACTCCCATACGAGGGAATTCAAAATGTGGATCCCATGCTGCTATAATATCTTTAGCTCGCTCTAGTTCTTCTCGACTTTCAAAATAATACACTCCGTCACTGAATCTAAATTCGAATCCATGCTCTTGAAAAAGTTGAACTAGTTGTTCGTCCTCTGCGTCGCCGTCTATTACATTGCCATCCGAGTCAGCTGAAGTTAAGCTGTTTGCAAATGGACTGTCTGTGTTGCCGTTGCCATCTTCTGCGTCTTCTTCCACATCCAATTTTAAGCTGGCATGTTTTTTATTTTGATCGTCTATAGTATTACCGATATTTTCAATTATACCGTTGGCCCACGATTCGAATTCATCCGACACTGCATTTTTTCTTTGCATATACGCTCGTCGAACCACAGGCAGTGCATCCATTAATCTATCATCAAATACTTTGCGAACAAATCGTTCACGAAGTTCGTCGATATCGAATTGGTCTTCATCCATTACTTCTGGTTGCCACAATGATTTATATTGTTCATACCCGCGCTGACCTCGTATAGTAAATAAGTCTCGATGCAATTTACCATAATGATCAATGGCACTTTCTACCATTTGAGACGTCTCGATGTCTTCGAAGGTCCTGCCCCGCATATTTCGAACAAACAATTTCAAAGACGACATTTCTTTAATAATTTTAGTTATATGTTGTCCAAAATCGTCGTGTATTGCACCATTGTTTTTTACGTGACGAGCATATGCTCTTGCGCCATTAAATGTAGTGCCTTCGGGCAGTCTGAATCGTTCACCCAAGGAATTCTCGATGTAGAATGCCTGTATATTTCGGCTTCTTGCACCGGGAAGAGTTTCGTCTACAATTGGCTTGCTGTGTCTGGCTATAATTTTTACATTGTCGTAAAGTTCATAGCTGCTGCGACTTGTTCCGTATTGTTTACTTTCTGTTACACGGATATCGTCTTTGTTCAATACTTCTGCATTTTTATTAGCATGTTTAAGATCTCGCAAATTTAATCCGCTTTTGGCAATATCCCTAATGTCAAAAGTTAATAAATTTCTTTTAGCAAAAAGTCTTAAATTTTTTAAAAAAGCATACCATACTTTTTTTTCTTCTGGAGTCATGCCTTTATCAATCTCTTTATCAAAATAAACTTTGAGATTGTTGTCATCTACTAGACTGATTGTTATGTTTCCAAACTCTTTGCCATCTCTGATATAATCGAAATTAAAAAATCTGGCCAAGGAAGGGTCCAGCGTGGCTTTGGCGTTTTCGTCTCCGATGTTAACAGAGTCAAATCGGCTGCGAATCTTGTCAAATAAATTTTCAGCTACTTTATCAATTTCAATCATGGTATTATATTTATGCTAAACGGTTATCAAATCATTATGAAGGGCATTGGCATTATTATGTCGTCCCTGTCATCTTTTAGTTTTTCGTCCAAGTTCGGGTCGAATTCTCTTAAGAACACTGCCATTCTAACAGCAAGAATCAACGACATAACCAAATCATCTGTTTCCCCAAGTTTCGCGGCATACCCACTGCCAGATGCAATAAAAGTTTTCAATTCGCTGACCAGGGCTTTACTGGCAACATGTAATTTTCTGGTTTCGATTAAATTTTTTAATTTAGCACAAGCAGATAATTTTGATTTGTTAGTAGTAGTAAAACCTTTTCGGTACACTCTATTAGATCCTTGTTTTTTGGGCTCACTTAAAAACATACCTTTAATATTTTCTTCGCCAAATTCACTTATAGCCACCAAAGCAGCTTCACCTAAGGTATTGTTTTCAACACTGTAATAAACATCATTGTTAGATTTTGTAGATTCAACTAAAGTTTTTGTAATTTCAGATAAAATTTTAATTTGGGTTTGAACTGGCGTTTTATTATGTTGCCACTCTGCTATCTGTTTCATACTAGGTAGCTCTAGTACTTGAATTGCTGCTGGGTCACCACCTGTGCCTAAACTAGGGTCTAGTGCAACAATATACACGTTTCCTTGCTCGGGCTTTTTATACCAACGTACTTGACCTTGTTTTATCAAAGGATCAATGCCGGCCATTTCTGTTAGAAAAATAGGATTAATTAGTGTCTCATCATATATAATGAATTCACATTCCATTTCTCTACGAAAACGTTCTTCTCCCAGTTGAGCCCGCATTTCAGTGGCCCATACATCGTCTCTATCAGGGTGTTCTTGCCATTTGCTTCTGTACGATCTGAACCCGTTAACACCTAATTCAGTTTCGTTACCGTATTCGTCGATGCACTTGTTTGCTTGTCTCCAAATCTGTGCAAATTGGTCTTCATCGCTGTTGGGTGTGCTTGTGATAATACACTTACCACCAGTTGCTAACGTAGGACTAATAGAAGTCCAAAACTCACTGGCAATAGTTGGCCGAACGAATGCAAACTCGTCGCAGTATAACAATGATATAGACATACCACGACCGGTATTTTCTGTAGTAGTGGCGCTGACTATGCGAGATCCATTATCAAAATCTATACTGCCTTTATTATAACTAGTAACACCAGCGCGAATAAAATCAGGTACACTTTCATATGCATAACGAATACGCTGCATAATTTCCTGGGATCCGGTGTATTTGTGTGCTGCCACCAAAATTGTACTGTCAGGCACAAACATTGCATACCAAAGCAGATAGCCCGCAGCCGTAGTAGACTTTCCTGTTTGGCGAGGCATGAGACTTATACTGTATCTATAATTATGGTAAGTGTTTACTAACCTACGTTGATATTCGAAAGGCTGATAGAGCATACGCCCTCTGGTGGGATGCTGGATGTAAAAATAATTGTCAAGAAAATATTGCGGACCTGTTACAGGATCTGCACAGTTAATAACTTCTCGAAGTTGTTGTTCAGTGTAGCTTTCCTGCATATTTGGCTTTTTTATCAGCACATTTTCTAAAGGTTTTGCCATATTTCGGTTGCTCTAAATAAGTAAATATTACATAATAGTATTTATTGAATTAACCAGTGAGATTTCAAAATGTCTGATGTACTGCTGCTGAACAGCGACTACAATCCAATTTCAGTTTTACCTCTAAGTGTTATAGGTTGGCAACATGCTGTCAAACTTTACTTCTTGGATCGCATCACTGTGGTTGAAGAATATGAAGACTGGGTAATTCGTAGTGAAAATTTCAGTATGAATGTGCCCTGTGTTGCAGTTACCAAAGAATATTTCCACTTTAAAAAGTCAGCAAAGTTTTCACGTAGTAACATGTTTCTACGTGACATGTACCAATGTCAGTACTGTAGCGAAGTTTTCGAACACAAAGAACTTACGCTAGACCACGTGATCCCACGTGCTCAAGGAGGAAAAACTACTTGGGAAAACAGTGTAACGGCTTGTAAAGATTGTAACCATAAAAAAGGCCACAAGCTGATTAAGCCACTTCGGATGCCGTATAAACCAGATCACTTTCAACTAATTAAAAAGTGGAGGGAACGGCCTGTACAGGTCCGACATGAGAGTTGGTATCAATATTTGGGCATTAAGCCAAAGTCTTAGATAGTTTTGTAACGACAATTATTACCATGCCATCTGCGGTAGTTTCCTAAAATGGTAACTTTACCGCAGTATTCGCATTCTGTCTTTCCTGCCTCCATTGCTTTCAAATAGTTTACTCGTTCTTCATTGGCAGGAGTCCTGCCTTTAAGGGCAGCTGACAATTTTTCACTGTGGGCAGCACTTCGTGCCTTACCTTTTAGTGCTTTTGAAATTTTTTGTTTATGCTCTGGTGTAAATGGTGCTAAATGTTTTCCCAAATTAATATCTCTTAATTTTTGCTTAGTACTTTCCGAAAGTGGCTTTTTCTTTATCCCTTTCAATCGTCCCCTGCTTTTAGTAAATGCGCGGTCTCCTGTACCCTTACCAATATAATACGGAGTGCCATCTTTTCTTAAATAGGCGTAGACATAATAAGTATTCATATACTTATTTATCACCGGTTAGGTAAAACTAATTAGATAGGAGTTTCTTTTGTAAGATACGGTTTACTAAACCAAAGTTTAAACCAAGCGTCAGTGCCCGGTTTGATGTCGTTTTTACGCATCAGCTGGGCTTTTTCATTTCCGGTAACGCTGATGTTACTGCCAGGATAGCCTTCATAGGTACTCCATTTGGGACGATTGCCAATCCCGGCTAACATTTTAAGTTCTTGAATTTCGTCCATTATACGCCATACTTGTTCTTTTTAGGTTTGGCTACCGGACTGGTTTTATTTGTACTGTTAAGTTCTCTACTTTTAAAATCACCATTATTTAAATCTTCATAGTGACTGCCTACTACACCAAAAGCATCTTTCAACATTTTTTGTTCTTCGGGAGTGTAAGGAAAAGCTAAATTATTTCTACCAGCCCAGGATTCTCCGTCTACTTCAGGCGCTAATGGATTTATTCCATCTGCTGCGGCCACTGCCATCATTACACGATTTAATTCGTATACTCTGTCAGCGAATTGGGCATCGCGAAATTTATCCATTCCCACAGTGGCTTGTTGTAGTCGAGGAGGAATATCTCCTACTTTATCTTCTAAGATAATATCTTTAATTTTCATATATTACCAAGCACGGCACGACCAGTAACGAGCTTTCCACCTTGGACCAGGATTGGCACAATTATGTCTTGCCCTAAAACTTTTACGGCGTTTAGGATTTGATTTTTTAATCTTCATCTTTTTATCGCCAAAGTTTACCTTAACAACATTGCCTTTTGGTCCGCGGACATACACTTTAGATTTTTTAACATCACCTTGCATGGGCTTGCCTAATGCAACTTCCCTGCCTTGATATTTGGCTTCTTGCATTTCGTCTGTGCCATATTCATCTGCCAGTTGTTCTCCCATAATATCAATGATTTGCTCGAAGTCGTCATCTGGATGTAAACGATTGTCTATAGAAATGTTGTCGTACATATCTTGTAATTTTTCAGATACATATTTCTCAACGGCATCCTGTGGATTGTTCATAACATCATAGATATCCATAGTACCGTTTGCTAAATTTTGAAATAGATCATCGACTTCGGCCATTCGACCTTCAGTTACATCCTGTTGACTCGCACGGGCAATTCTCTGCTGCAATCCACTGATACTATCTTTGATTCCCCGTTGTCTTGTCCAGAAACTATGATCGTCACTGTATTCGAATGAAGGATCAAATTCTCTTTCCAACTTGGCCAATGCAGCTTTTAGTTCTGGTAAATTTGCTCTATCTTGAGTCAATGCATCTGCTTGTGCTTTCTCTCGTTGAGCAGCCATGGCCTTGTCAGACCTAGTTTTAACTCTAGCTAATCCTCGCTCTCGACGTTTAGCAATTGCAAGATTCTTTTCGCGCTCTTCGGGACTAGCAGCAAATACAGCATTCATTTGTGCCATAGCTTTACCCATAGAAGCTTTTTTATGATAACCACCCAGGCTTACTTCTGCTAATTTTACACTTTCAAACAAGGCACCACTAATACCTAGTAATGTCATTGTTTTCTCGTCGGCTTCTACTATGACGCCATCATGCATAAAACCAACAATACCAGTTTCGATAACTATGTTGCCCAATTCGATATCGAAGCTATCACCTAGTTCAATATTGTTTTCTACAATGACGTCACGTATTTTCATTTTTTCACCTTAATAGCTTCGTATTCTTTAATCAGTTTCAAACTCATGCTTTCTTTCATTGCTTGAGGGTTGTCACCAAATTGATATCCATGCGGAGTCATTTTCTTTTCTCTACCGGCTACGTCACCATTACCGCCTTTAGTTTGTACTTGTACAGGCATTACATGTTCTTCTGGAGTAGTGTTTGCATGATAACGTTCGTCTTTGGCTTCATCTACTTCTTCTTCTGGAACGTTTGTTGGAACTCCTTGTGACACTGGAGCTGCTGGAGTTGAAGTTGAAGGTTTTAAAGTTTCTGGTTTAGCAGTATTTAATGCATGTTGTTTTGATAATTCCAAACTCATTTGCTCACGGTTGGCTCTTGCTTGCTGCAATTTTTGCATATCACCTGGATCAAATTGACCGTCGGCTCCTATCTTAGGCAAAGGCATTCTTTCACTTAATTCTTCTTCATCGTCCCCTGTACTAACAACCATAACACTTTTTGGGTGTTCATGCGACATTTCGCCGTCACCGCCCATGCCTGCTAGTTTTAGCATTTGCATTAGTTCTAATGCAGAGTTACCATCGGCAGTAATAGTCACACTTTTGTTGCCATCGCTGCTCATATTAGTACTGACATTCATTCGGCCTTCTTGTTCATGCTGACCCATCATGCCATTGCCCATAGAACTCATACCGCATTCGTCTAGCTGTGTATCTTCTAATACTTTAATGCCAGCAATACGAAGCATTTGTAATAGCTCTTCGCCTTCTTTGACAGGATAAGTTTTACCACCTACTTTAATAGTTTCACCAGGTTGCACTCCGTCTGCTTTGGCTTTTGCAACTGCGCCGCCAAATGCATTGCCTTCTTCCATGTCATCTTCTGGCAGAGCACTAGGAACAGCTACTCCTTTTTCACCTGGCTTTGGCGGTTCAGCAGTCCATACTCCACCTTTAATAGAACCCATTGGGGGTTCTGAAGTCTTAGGAGTAGATGGTTTCGGAGATTGTGGTGTTTTAGGTGCGGGACTTGCACTTCCGCCATCTATATTTTGCGGAACAGGTACATTAGGTTGTCCTTTCTTAGGAGGATTAGATGTCCATACACCACCTTGAATACTACCTTCAATGAACTCTCTGAAATGTTCAGCAATCATTTTATTGGCAGTAGTAGAACTTTCAAACGTAGATTTTTTAGGACGCCCGCGGCCACGTTTAACTGCTGTTACGTTTTCACTGTCATCAGTTTCGCCAGTTTTTGGATCATATTTACGAGTATAAACAGTGCCTGTGGAAATTTGTTTCTTGTCAAACTTTCCAGTACCTTTATCTTTACTTCGTTTTTCAACAGACTTCATCATGTCATCCCATCCTTCGATGATCTGTTCTTTACTAAATCCAGCTTCATACATGGCTTTAATTGCTTCTTCAATTTTGCCTTTGTTATGTGCTTTCCAGGCCGCGCCGTATGCTTTGCTTTTTTCTGTCTTAGATAGTTTGCCGTCTTTGGCATATCCTTTTTTGATATGCTTGACCATGCGTTCTGCTTTAGCTCCTGGAGGTGCAACTTCTTGTACTTTCTTAGACTTGGCATCTTTGGCAGCTTTTTTCATAGGCTCAGCTTTATTGCCATCTTTATCTAAATCAATATAGTCCGGTTTAGCAGCTTCGTCCATCTTGTCATGTTTGGCACGGATCTTAGCCATTTTTTCTTTACTGGCGCCATCACGGCCTGCTTTGCGTAACGCATCCATGCCGTCTTTACCATACTTCTTATTGCCTAAGTATGCTTGTAATCCGCTTTCTTCAACTTCACCTTCTGGCAGTACTGGGGCTTTATGTTTGCCTAAACGGCTACGAATGTGGTCTTTTTTATCTTGCGTAGGGATAAGTTGCTGTATAGCACGTGGTCTGTCACCGGGCTTCCAGTCTTTGGGGGTGTTAACCTTGTAACCTCTACCTGGTTCAATCCCAAATGTTTCAGTGTCGCTTTGTGGAAGGTTTGAACCAATACGTAATGAGTCGCCTTCGCCTGATTTTTTATCAGCACTGGCGGCCTTTTTAAATCCCATATACTTCTCTGCTAGTACATGATCCATGCTTTCTTGAAGCTGCGTTTTAGCTTTAGGTTGTGATTGTGTAGCAGGCTTTTGAGGCTCCTGAGCTACTTTATTAAAATTATTTAGAATATTATAAATGTTATCGCTCATTTTCCGTTTCCTGCTTTCATACCACGTGGGTTAATTATTTTGTTTTTATGTGTGCCGATTGGACTTGCGCTTCCTTGCGGCAACTCGTTTGTTGTTTTTGCTGCGGGCGATTTGCTTCCAGCAGCTTCAGGGTACTCGTACTTGCGAGTTTCTTCTAACTCTTTAATTAAATTAGGGATTCTTGCATTTCCTACCAAATCTGATTCTACTTTTTCAGCCACCATGTCAGGCTGTAATAACACAGATTCACCAGGCTGTGAAGATTTATTACTCTGTTCTAATCCCTGCAGTGCAGCTTCATACGGGCTATTTGTAGGATTAACTTTAATACAAGCTAGATTAATTCCTGCTCGCTCTGCAATCAATGTTCTAACTTGTTCGTCATTGCATGGGTAGTTCAAAGAAATTTCCATTACACTAACTTCAACAGGTCCCATATTAGGAAACTCTGGAGTTTCTTGAATTGGTAATCGTTTTGGTTTACTAATAGAATCTAATTTGTAAGCTTCTAAAACAGTTTTAATTTTAGAGATTAGATCGCCTGGTAGCTCGCAGGCTAATCTAATTCTAAAATCATATGTTCTATGACTTTCAGTTAGATAGGCTTTAAATGGTTTCATATTCATTCCTAATATACGATATTTATTAAAATCTGGTAATTATTGCTTGGGTTTGTTTAGTATTTGTGCTAATAATGCATTTCTATCTAACACTACCCCTTGCCCGTCAATGGCATCATTACCTACACCAGCGCCGTCTTGTTTAAGTTGATGATCTAATCTCATTTTCTTTAACTGTAGATCCACCATTCTCAATTTTTTATCTAACTTGGCTTGTTTGGCTGTGATTGCATGACCCAACAGTACTCCGGCTGTTTGAAATACTTGCCCACTGAATCTGGCTTCCATGTTCATCCCCAAATCCATTAGATCATTGAAACGATTTTTAGCTAAGTCAGCCAGTTCATCCATTTCTCGATCGCTGGCATCAAGGCCTTTTACTTTAGGCAAGGCTTGATCGATTTTGTCTATGGCATTGTCTATGTCTGCAAACACAGATTTTTGTTCTTCTAGTGCTGCGGTGGCTTGTTCGGGTGTTGCATCGTCTGGCAGTTTTTCAGGCAAATTAAAAAGGTCTTCAAGTTTCTTCGTCATAACGGTATTTACCGCTTTTTGGTACCAGCAAAAATATCAGTTTCGTTGACAACTCTAAAAGTGAGACCTTGTGCTGCACAAAATTTTCTTGCAGCTTCCCATTTGTACATGTTAAG